ATAATATAATCCACGCCTTTGTACCATTTCATACCAATCACTAGCACCATATTCTTTTATTACTTCATATTTATTTCTAGCTGATTTAAGTATATCTGCAGCTTCTCCACCACTTGCATATATAACTGATGGATAATGAAAGCCAAGAGGCGTATCAAGACAGAAGAAGTCATGTATATATTTTGCTGTCTTAACCTGTGTTGTAACAATGTATGCTCTGTATTCATATATATTACAAAGCCAGAGTATATCTCTTATAGTACAGGCTATTGGTAAGAACTGCCAGAATGACATGGATGATATAAGTATAATCTTGTTCCAATTATCATTGAATCCAACTGGAGATTTATGTATGGTTGTCATGTGTATTGCTCCTTGTTATAGTTATTGTTATAGTTATTATAGTTTAAGGTTTTCTGCCAGTTCGCATGGACAAGTTAACCTTATAACTCTGGAACGCATTGTATTTATAGTCCATCGACTTAGACTATTGAACATATTATAGTTTATGCCCAAGTTAATTCTAATTGTGATATATAATGGGGGTGGCTACTTATAACATCAGGTGTTTATGACGTTAAGCGGAGGACATATCAACCAATATGTGTGCTATGTTCACCACCGCCCATATAAGAGTTCAAAGAAAGGGGGGAAATTCCCCCCAATGTTAGATTAACTTAGCAACTTTCTTACTGTCACTCTTCATCTGTTTAACACCCTTCGATGTCATCAGTTTCTTGAATCCACTCGCATGTTCAACCACGTGATATGATTTCTTACCAATTGTATGTGTCTTCTTACTTACGTTCATACTGATGAGTACGAACACATCGTCTATTGCTACCCAATAGTCTTTGAATCCCATAATAAACTCCTTTTGAAATGGGGTTAACTAAAAATCGGATTACCATAATCCTCTTAAAGGGTGTAATGGTCGAGTTTGGTTGAATTTCAAAATCCTACAATTTTTTTTAAAAACAACTTGGGCATTGACAAGTACTTGACAAGTGTTTTAAGTTGGGGGGACTACAGGGGGGCCAAAAGGGATATTGTAGGCCCGGCATATATATAGTATATATAGTATGGCTATAGAATTAAAAGAATTGGGTTTATTATCATTAGAAGATCAAGAGTCTATACTTAGAGGTATGACTGATGGATACCATCCTATAGAGGTTAATGGTAAAAAGTTTATGATTCCCTATGAAGTAAATGAGTTAGTAGATGATTTGTTTACAGAAATAAGTAAATTAAGAAGGAAACTGAAGGAGAATAGTATTGGAAAGCCAGACAATTAGAGGTAAGCACCATTATGTATTTGATGATATAGAAGAATTTAAAGAACATTTTAAAAATATACTTCCTAGAACTCCAGAGATAAAAGAGAACTGGAGATTTGCTAAAGAGAAAGATTGGGTATTAAGCGATGATGGTAGGATTGTACAGTTATTAAAAGTAGCTGAAAAAGTAAAACATCATGGCGACAGGAAGAATTATAAATTTGCAAGAGGGTGGGTAAGAACAATAGTTGGAACTTTTATTAATCGTGACAATACGGTTATGGATACTGATTTCAGCTCTCATGCTAACAGATACACTTTTTCTAAGACCATAAAGAACCCATCTTCTAGGGTACGAAAACGTACTAAGCCTACTAACAAAGAAAAAGAGTTTGCAACAAATGTTGTAGTTGGCATGGGAGCTGTTAAGGCTTATATGACAGCATTTAGTGAAGAAAATAAAGATAATGCAAAAAAGAAAGCAATGGTGCTTTTAAAACAGGAGAGAATAATGAAAGAAATAGACAAGACTGCTTTAGAAGTTGCTAAAGAACTTGGTATTGACCATGAATATATCCTTCAAAAATTAAAAGATTTAGCAGACTTTAGTGAAGATGATGGTATTATATTACAGTCTACAAAAGAACTAGGTAAAGCATTGGGAACATTAGGAACTACAATTAAACAAAAAGAAATGGGTGTAATTGGAATGTTTCAAGGATTTAGTCCAAAAGAATTAGAGAACGTAGAAAGAAAAGAACTAGTCGAAGACACTAAAGAAAAAGAGTCTTAAATGTTAAGAAAAGATGCGGAAGGCAACATTGTAGGATGTCCTACATGCGGTACTAGGCAAATTAAGAAAGACGGATGGCAGTACTGGAAGACTAAAAAAAGACAGAGGTGGATGTGTAATGGATGTGGTAAGAAGTTCCTTAATCCAAAAATACTAGAAAAAGCCCAATTTGAAACAGAGACAAGAGAAGTAGAACATATTCCGATTGATGAACTGATAGAACATCGAACAAAGCAATTTGACCAAAAAATAAAATCTAAAAAATCTAGAAAGCTCATTAATGTTAATATTAATACTAAAGGCCCGATAGGAATACTTCACTTTGGTGACCCTCATGTAGATGATGATGGCACAGACTTAGCTCAAATATATAGTTTATGTAATCTAGTAAATAATACAGAAGGATTGTTTGCTGGTAATTTAGGAGATATACAGAATAACTGGGTTGGTAGACTATCTTTCTTATTTGGACAACAATCTACATCAGCTAAAGAATCATGGAGATTAACAGAACATTTTGTTAATAGTGTAGAATGGTTATACTTAGTAGCTGGTAATCATGATGTTTGGAGTGGCGATGGTGACCCACTGGAATTTATAATGCGTGATCATTCTGGTATCTATGAACAATGGGGAGCAAGACTTAATCTTATTTTTCCAAATAATAAAGAAATAAGAGTTAATGCTAGGCATGTATTTAAAGGTAATTCAATGTGGAATACAGCTCATGGTGTAGCAAAGGCAGCTCAGATGGGATGGAAAGACCATATACTTACTTGTGGACATACTCATGTATCAGGATACCAAGTACTAAAAGACCCGGCAAGTGGACTAATAAGTCATGCTCTTCAAGTAGCATCATTTAAAATAATAGATGGTTATGCTGAAAAACTAGGATTAGATGATAGAAATATATTTAATGCTCCAGTTACTATTATAGACCCATATTATGAAGATGATGATAATAGATTAATTACCACTATATTTAATCCTTATGAAGGTGCTGAATTTTTAAAATATAAGAGAAACCAATGGAAAGAACACAAAAAGAAAACGAAATCATTTTAGTGCCTGTTCTTGGATATTGGCACTTGGCTAATAAAGGGCCTAACCAATATATACATCATAAAAAAGGTAATTGTTCCATATCTTACAATACTTTAACTTTTGAATCAAATGGCAAATATAAACTCGCAAAACGTAAGCGAAGCTGAAGAAGCCCTTCAACTAGCTCATAATGATTTAATTGCTTTTGGAAAATTATTTTTACCTGATGATTTTATGCGTAGTGAGACTCCTTTTTTTCACTATGAAATGGCAGATTCTATTGATGATATGGAGTGTAAACAGCTTGCTATTATTATTCCCAGAGGTCATGGAAAGACAGTTTTAACTAAAGCATCTATACTAAAAGATTTCGTATTTTGTAATGATGCAGAAAATTTCTTATTCTATGCTTGGGTATCAGCTACGCAAAAGTTGTCTGTGGGTAATATGGATTATGTCAAGCATCATCTGGAATTTAATGATAGGATTAAATACTATTTTGGCAGCCTTAAAGGGAAAAAGTGGACAGAAGAAGATATAGAATTAACCAATGGTTGTAAACTCATTTCCAAGAGTAATGTCGCTGGGATACGGGGTGGAGCAAAACTTCACAAACGATATGACCTCATCATCCTCGATGACTTTGAACATGAGGCAAATACACTTACACAAGACTCAAGAGATAAAAACGCTAATCTGGTTACTGCCGTTGTTTACCCTGCTATCGAGCCTCATACTGGCCGGTTACGCATTAATGGCACTCCTGTACATTACGATTCTTTTATCAACAATCTTCTTACAAACCATGCAAAAGCTAAAAAAGATAATAAAGACTTTGCTTGGAGAGTAATTACTTATAAAGCAATCTTACCTTCTGGAGAATCCTTGTGGTCTTCATTTTTTAACAAAAAGAAACTAGAAGAAAAGAAAAGGTTCTATATAGATTCTGGACAAAGTACAAAGTTCTATCAAGAATATATGATGGAAGTACAAAGTGAAGAAGATTCAGTATGGACAAGAAGACATCTGAAATATTGGACTGGACATTATGAACAAAAAGATGGAATAAATTATCTTGTAAAAGATGGGGAAGATTTACCAGTTAATATATTTATAGGATGTGACCCAGCTACAGATATAGATACTAAAACTTCTGACTTTTCAGTAATAATGGTAATAGCAATTGATCCAGAAAGTAATGTTTATGTACTTGAATATGAGAGACACCGGGCCATTCCTACAGTTGGTAGTAAAGTAGATGGGAACATAATAGGTAAGAAAGGCGTTGTAGATTATATTATAGATTTATATGAGAAATATAATTGTACATCAGCTACAGTTGAAGATGTAGCTATGAACAGAAGTATATTTCAGGCATTAAATGATGAAAGAAGAAGGCTAAATAAGTTCAGTATTGCAGTTATACCAGAGAAACCGGGTGGTACAAACAAACTTAATCGCATCTATAGTGGGCTTTCGGGCAGATTTTCGATGGGTTTGATACATATAAGAGAGTCTCACTTTGATTTATCGCACGAAATAGTTACATTCGGGCCTAAAATGTCACATGATGACACAATAGAGAGCCTTTATTATGCTTGTGTACACTCTTTTCCGCCTAATATGCACAAGGGTAAAAGGAATGATTGGATAAAGAAAATCAGAAAAGCTAAAAGTTGGATAACAGCATAATGGCAACAAAAGAAACTCACGATATATCATTACCAAAAAGTACAAGTAAACTTTCAATGAGGTCTAAAGGAGAACTTGGAACTCAAGGATTTGATGACGGTGGTGCAAAAAAATCATATTGGCAAAGTTTTATACCTCACAATAAGTATCATGTTAAGAGAAGAATTGATACATTATATTCACAACAACAAAGGAAAAGAAATGCCTAGATTTGGAAAAAGATCAAAAGAAAGATTAAAGGGAGTTAATGCAAAACTTGTAAATGTTTTAAATCAGCTCATTAAAATAATGGATGTAACTATTATTGAGGGCCTTAGAACAGAGTCTAGACAAAATGAATTGGTGGCTCAAGGAAAGAGTAAAACTAAATATTCTAAACACTTGGAAGGCAGAGCTGTTGACTTAGCTCCCTACCCAATTGACTGGGAAGATAGAGAAAGATTTCATTATATGGGTGGAATGATTAGAGGGATAGGACAACAAATGGGAGTAGATATCCGCTGGGGAGGCGACTGGGATAGTGATGGCGAGATTAAAGATAATGGCTTCGATGATTTAGTTCATGTGGAGATTAAAGATTAATGAACCCAATAGAATTTTTCCTACAAGGACATAATCTAAAAGATACACAAAAATTAGAAGATATTTTTAAATCATCTTTAGATATTAGCCTTATGCAACTAGCAATTCCAGAATCAGTTGAAAGAAAGAAATGGTTAAAAATTGCAGAAAAAGCTGATCAAGAGAGGGAGAATTTAATTATCAAGTTAAACCGTTTTGAAAATGCAGAATCTACTTGGGAAGATGAGAAAGAAAGAAACTATTTTAAAGAAGTTTTGAGAAAAGAGCTGAAAGAACTTGGTGTTATAGACATTAGGGAGCGTGAGGAAGGTATTAAAAGTGATGTAATTCTTGAAGATGTTCAAAAATTTTATCATGCTACTGACAGAGGATTTATGGCAGATGGCAGGATTTTTATGCGAAGAGAACCATCCGACTCAAAAGGTAAAATGTTGTGGGATAAAACTTACCATCATGAACTAGGACACCAAAGAAGAGCTTTATCTGGAAAGTTTTTATCACAGAAGGGAAAACATTGGCACGATAGACCTGAAGAGCAAGCAGCAATTAAAGATGCTTTGAATGCTTTAGCGAAAAATTATAAAGATGCAGACATCCCGTTTAATAAAATTGATGCGTACAGATGGGTGAGTGAAAGCCCTGAAGTAGAAGCTATGGAAAACCCATCCAGAACTCCATTTCTTGATAGAATGGAATATCTCCCTACAGGATCAGAATATTCTGAAGAAACAGGATATGACAATCCCATAGATTATATGGATGCATTGAATAAATCTAAGTTTGATGCAATGAATACTGGTTTAGATATAAAATACCCAAAATTGTTTGAGGAGTTAAAATTTCCTTCACATCAATATATTGATAAGCAGAAAACTTTTTGGAATTTAATAGAAGATACAGAATGGAACGAATAAGGTAACTAATGGCCAGAGGTAATAAAAAAGTAGTAGACCAAGTACACGATTTATATAGAAAAGCTAACGCATCTAGTAGAAGAAAGTGGGAAAATATAGCACAGCAAGGTTACGAATTTTTTCTAGGTGACCAACTTACAGAAGACGAACAAGATGAATTAAGAAGTGCTGGTATGCCAAATTTCACAGTTAATAGGATTACTCCTGTTATTGAGATGATGAAATTTTTTGCAACTGCAAATACTCCTAGATGGCAAGCTGTAGGAGCTGAGGGAAGTGATGCAGATGTAGCTGCTGTACATGCTGATATTGCAGATTATTGCTGGTATAATTCAAATGGTGATAGTGTTTATGCTCAAGTAATACAAGATTCTCTTATTAAGGGAGTTGGATATATTCAAGTAGATGTAGACCCTAATCAAGATAGAGGATTAGGAGAAGTTGTATTTAAAAGAGTAGAACCATTCGATGTTTATCCAGACCCCACATCCAGAGATTTTTTATTTAGAGACGCAACTTATGTTATGATAAGAAAAGACTTGCCAAAACAGCAAGTAATAAAATTATTTCCAGATAAAAAACGACAGATAAAAAGTGCAAATAGCGATTCTGCTGGAGAAAACGACTATTCTAATAGAGATGCAATGGAAACAGATTTGATATTTCCAGCTGATAGTGCAGGAGATGCTTATGATTCTAAAGGAGAAGAAGATACTATAATAGATTATTACGAATGTTATAGTAAAGAAAAAGTTTTATTTATGAATGTTTTCATAAATATGCCACCTGGGCCTTCTGAAATGGAAGAGCTAAAAAAACAAGTTGAAGTAGACTTAAAAGATTATGAAGCAGAAATGATGGTTCGTGTTGAGGAAAAAGCTCTCCAATTATCAGAAGCTGTTCAAAAAGGTGAAATGATTCAGGAAAGAGCTCAACTTGAATTAGAAAGAGCAAGAAGAGAAGCTATTGAATCTGTTGATCAGCAGAGAATGATTTTATTAAATAAATTAAAAGAAAAAGAATCTAAAATTGAAAATCGTGTAATGACAAAAGCTGAGTATGATATAATCATACAAGATAAAAAAATAGCTGATACAATTGTAGATGCAATTGAATTTCACGAAGATAGAATAAAATTAACAATTGTTGTCGGAGATAAACTTTTATATGACGATGTTTTACCGATAAAAGACTACCCAATTGTTCCATTTGTATATCAATACACAGGAACTCCTTTTCCTATAGGAGCAGTAAGTCCACTAGTTGGTAAACAACAAGAATTAAATAAAGCTCATCAAATATTAATACATAATGCAAATCTAGCATCTAATCTAAGATGGATGTATGAAGAAGGTTCTGTTCCAGAGGATGAGTGGGAAAAGTATTCTTCTGCTCCCGGTGCTTTATTAAAATACAGACAGGGATTTACCCCTCCTACTCCAGTTCAACCCCTTCCACTGAATCAAGCCTTCTACGGAATAACCCAAAACGCAAGGTCGGATATGGAATATGTAGCTGGGGTATATTCCTCAATGCAAGGAGATACAAGTGCAGGCCCTGAGACATATCGTGGATTACTCCAAATGGATGAATATGGAACAAGAAGAATAAAATCTTGGATGCAAAATGTTATAGAACCAGCTTTAGAACATCTTGGTCTTATATTTAAAGATTGGGCTCAAGATACTTATATATCAAATAAAATATTTAGAATTGTACAACCAAATAATATAAATGAAGAAAAACTTGTAGAAATAAATATTCCTATATTTGATGATTTTGGTAATGCGGTAGGTAAATGGAATGATTACGCATCTTCACAATTTGATGTAAGAATAATAGGCGGTTCAACACTTCCATTAAATAGATGGGCATTATTAGAAGAATATTTTAAGTGGTATCAATCTGGATTAATTGATGATGTTGCCATGTTACAAGAAACAGATGTAAGAAATAAAGAAGCAATAATTAAACGTAAATCTGTATATATGCAATTGAGAAACCAATTAGAAGAACTAGACCAAGTTATAAAAGATAGAAATGGAACTATAGAAACACTAGAAAGACAATTAGTACAATCTGGCATTAAAGAAAAAGTACAAGATGCTGATATGTCAATACAGAAAGACGTTCTTGAAAGTGAAGCTGCTCAATCAGCATATAGAAATAAATTAAAAAATGAAACTAATACAAAAATGAAAGAACTAGGAATGGCAATAGGGACTAGACAGAAGGAAATAGAGTCTTCTGAACCTACTGCTAAAGAATAGTTGTTTTTAATGTTGTTGCTAATTTAAATTAAGGAGAAATTATGGCAGATCAAAATACAGACAACCTAGCTATGCTTGAAGATAATAGTATAGATAGCTCTGAAAATGAAGCGCCTAAAGCGGCTGACGATTTTTTTGAAGCTCTTGACCGTAAGGTAAATGAAGGGATACTGGAGCAAGAAGATAAACCAGCAGAAGTGCAAAGTGAAAAAGTAGAGGAAACCTCAGAAATGAGCCCAGAAACTAATTCGCAAGAGCATAATTGGGAAAAGAGATATAGTGATTCTAGCTCAGAAGCACAACGACTTAACTCTCGTTTGACTGAATTAGAACCTTATGTCCCCGTTCTCGATGCAATGAGAAAAGACCCCAATTTAGTTTCTCATGTGAAAAACTATTTTGAGGGTGGTGGTTCAACCCCGAAATCAGTAACGGAGCAACTTGGTTTGGATGACGATTTTATATTTGATGCTGACGAAGCTGTCACAGACAGCAGTTCTGATTCAGCAAAAGTTCTTCAATCTACAATAGATGGTGTTGTACAACAACGACTAGGTAGATATGCAAAAGAACAAGAAAGTCAAACTAATCGTACGACAGCTGAAAAGGAATTTAGATCAAGATATGAAATGAATGATGAACAGTGGAAAGATTTTCTTTCTTATGCTAATTCTCGTTCATTGTCTTTGGATGATATATATTACTTAAAAAATCGTGAAAACCGTGATAAAAATGTAGCTGATTCTGCAAGGAAAGATATGACTGAGCAGATGAAGCGAGTTAGACAGAAACCACAAAGTGCATCTGCAGTTGGTGGAGCAAGTAGGTCTGACGATGTATCACAAGACGATCAAGTCTTCAACAGTATTTTAGGATTGGACTCCGAATTAGAATCGATGTTTGGTTAATTAAGACCAAATATCATAATTAAACTAAGGAGTTTAAGATGCCTTCAGACGTACTAGGTTTAAGTACCTATTCTGACGTAGCAGCTTGGTCTGATGGAACCAGTAAAGATACTGGTGACCTTAGGCGGAAATATAACTTCGGAGATAGAGTTTCTGAATTAGCGATAAATCAAGACCCTTTTTTCCGATTTGTATCTAAAGTTGCTAAGAAGCCTACTGATGACCCTGAGTTTAAGTTCACAGAGCGTAGACACTCTTACCATAGACGATATTCTTATGTCGTTGGTTGGGTAGATGCTAGTGGTGTAGATAATCTGGGTGGTTCTGGCGGAGATGCTGATTTAGTAGCATCTAATGATGGTGGCGACCCTGCATCTATGACAGCTGGTGATACAGTTAAAGTGTATATGGCAACTGATTATAAATCTGGTGGTAACACTCAGAATATTTATGGTCAATCTGGTAGCAAAATAGATATTGGGGCTAGTGGTACTAGACCTGCTTTCTTTATGCAAGACCAAGTTGTTCGTATACCTTTATCATCTACTAATGGTGGTGGAGATGCTGGTAGTGAAATTCTAGGTCGTGTAAAATCTGTAACAGATTCCCTTACTAAAGATAGTAAAGAATGTGTTATGTTGGAATTAGAAGTGGTTAAAATCGCAGCTTCTGGCTATATTTATTTAGCTGGATGGGCTAGCGATGAAATTGCTTTTGGCTCTTCACAAACACAAGTATACGGCAAGAAAATCGCTTCTGAACTTGAACCTGTTAGAAGTCATGTAGTCGGCTCGGCCCATTCACAGGGCTCGGGATACCCCGAAACATGGAAAGACCAACCGTTTACCACAGGATTTGGATTAACTCAAATCTTTAAAACATCGTTGGCAATGGACAATACAACTCGTGCAACAGTATTGAAGTACGAGCCTAACGAGTTCGCAAGAATATGGCGTGAAAAGTTAATTGAACATAAATGGGATATCGAACAAGCTTTGCTTTTCGGTTCTCAAGGTTCAACTAATGGCGTTGCGTATACTCAAGGTGCAGTTGATTTTATTTCTAATTATGGAAATGTTTTCAGCTTAACATTAGCAACAAAGACTCAAGATGATTTTCTTGATGATTTGTCTAATTACCTTGATCCAAGATACAACAATGCAAATGCATCTATATTCTTCTGCGATACCGCAACATACAACTGGCTAAATAAGCTAAGTGGATATTTTGCAAACAACATAAGTATGGTTGGCACTGCTAACTCTGCTCCTGATGATGCGTCATTAGGTCGTTATGACTTTGCTAAGCAAGGTTCTTTAAAACGATTTGGTGTTGCAATTAACGTAATTTCTACTCCATATGGAGATATGAAAGTTGTTAGAAATGTACACTTGGATAAGAGTCCTATTAAGATGCTTGCTATTAACATGAGGCATTGTAATTACAGACCTCTAGTTGGTAACGGTCTTAATCGTGATACTGCCATTCATGTTGGTGTCCAGACTTTA